AATCTTCATGGATGGCAAAATATCAAGTCTATACTGTAAACGCACTAAGTTGGCATTTGGATAGTTTGAAAGCATAACGGTCATGCGTTCTGAATCAACATTTGCAATCACTTGCTTGTTGAGATATACCTTATTTTTATCATAAAAAAACATGACAGCGTTTCCAGCTGGAGATTTACCATTAAAAATAAATTCAACACTTTCAACAAGCAAATTTCCTTCTGAATCTTTAATAGGAATAAAATCGCTAATCATAACATTCTTGGATGAAGCGAACTCATAGCCCGTATTTCCGTTAATTTGATAATTCTTAATTAACGGAAAAATATCTTCTGCATCAATTCTCTTTTTTGTATTTAATAAAAAAGAAGGTTGTGTAAATGACGCTGATTTATTCAGCTCCTTAGTAAGTGCTCCTGATTTAACTCCAGATACAGCACATAAATTAGCAATGCTAACCGGGAATTTAGTTCTGTCTGTTTTTTGAAGCATAAAGCGATAAAATGGACTATTAGGAATAATTACAAATTCTTTTGTTGCACCATTTGCTACAATGCCTGTATAGTTTTTGTCCGCATCATACTTATAAATATATACTTTACAGCCGTTTTGAGGTGTAATGTATATAGGGTCATTTCCAAGAATAGAAACAGGTATGAAATCCGTAATAGCATTGTTTTTAGTCTTACCTACATTTCCTGTAGCACTATCAATGATACCTTCCATCCACTCTAATTCTAATACCTCGAATCCAACAGATTTAACTGTCGAATTTAAAATTTGTGGTATATCACCTGTATTATTCTTTAACTCACTTAACTGAGCGAGTGTAGTACTTTTATCTGCTTTGCTCGCAAGGCCGTTGCTCATATCAGTTATGTTAGCTTTGTTTTTCAGCGTTGTCTCAGTGCTTTGCAAACGGGAATTAATCGAATCAATGTCGCTTTTGTCAGCTTTAGTGGACACAGACGAATCAATCCCGTCAAGCCTTGCTCCGAGCGAACTCTGACCGCCTCTTGCCGTAGCAACCTCTCGGCTGATTTCGGCAAAACTGCCAGCACTGTTGCTGTTTATCTTGCTGTTTTCAGCGAGGCTCGGAGTTACCATAACTTTTAAAGTTAGCGGCATGTTTAACACCTGCGTTTCGCCGTTTGCAATCTTAATTTCGATTGCCAAGAAGCCCGACATAGACTTGAAATTTTCGAGCGGAACAGTAATAACATCTGCCGTGCTGTTCAGGGTGCAAGCGACTGAATCTGAAATTAAATATCCGTCCGTCGCAAATGTTGCTGTTACTGTGCAATCTACAAAAGTCAATTTTTCACCGCTGGCCGTCAATGTTACATCGAGATAGCGGACCGCTTTGTCATTTACATTTGCAATTGCAACAACATTTGGTGCATTTCGATTATTAACATCAATCGTAATTGATTTATGTGCTAAACTAATAGCCATTATCTTTTAAACCTCCTTTGGATTTTTAGTAAATCAGACATCGACATACTTAAGTCGCCGATTGTAATTTCTTTGTATTTCTGAGACACGCTATCGTAAACCGTTTTTGAAATTCTTCGGCTAAGATTCGTGCCGTCTGGCATTACAACTGTCACTTCGTCATAAAGTTTGATTGCGTGCATTTTAGTAAGCTCATTTTCGAGAGTTACTTTTATGCTCAGTGTTTCCGATGTTTGTTCCGTCGAATAGTTATAATCAGCAACCGCATATCGCAAGGCATCTCTGACTTCTTCGTAGTTTTCGCCGGTGCTTGGATTTAAAGTATATTTTTTGATTTTACTTGTGCAGTCGTATAAATATGTGTGTTTTATGTTCCGTTTTAATCCTGTTTCATACGGTTCAAAGCTTGACACGACAACTTCCTTATTATCCGTAGTATTGCATCTGGCATAAGGCATAACATGTGTATAGTAGTTGCCGATTTCGGCAGTTTGCTTGTACTCCGACACATTAGCGCCGAAAGCTATACGGTAGCCACTTTTCGCTCCTGCTGTACTGATTTTTTCAAAGTGAATATCAAAATTGTTAAAATACAGAACACCGCCAAACTGATTTATCAGTCCTTCGTCATCGTCTTTGAAGATATCCTCAAACTTTACTGCCTGTGAATAGCCTAAGTAGATTCTTTTCTTGGCTGTGATTGATGAGCTGAAATTAAACCACTTATATGGGGCATCTGTAAACCACATATACAGAGGTTCCCCTCCCTGAGCATAGTCTCGCATAAAGTGGTCAATAAGTTCTTTCGGTGTGCCATACATCGAACCGTCTGTCGCACGAGGAATTGTGCCGTTTTGGAAGAACATTCTTGACACATGTTCGCCCGACACGGTTAAATCACCGTTTTTATCGACTTCTATTTTTGTGACATAAAAATACTGTGGCTCGGATACATTATTTACTTTCGCTTTAATATATGAGGTTATTTTTATTTTTGACGCGAGCTTATCTGTGCTTTTTATTTTCGCACTAAAGCTGTATGTGCCATTTTGCTCCATTGTCACCAAGAACTCGGTGCATTCAGTCAAAAGACCGAAACCGTTAGATTCAAACAATGGTGTTGAGTTTTTGTAAAAGTCAGCAATGTTGTACAAGATAGGGTACATTACAATCTCCTCCAATTAGGCTTAATTTCAATATTGGTAAACGCATTTGCGCTTTTCCCTGAGAGTTTTATTTTATTCCAACCGGGCAAAAGCTGAGGAAACTCTGTACAACTTATGCAATTGTTCGCTAAGCTCGTGCCGTTATCGAAAGAAGCGGACTGCTGTTCGGAATCAAGCTCAATATAATCCTTATCCGATGATGTTTTAACCGTCAGCGTTTGACTATCATTAACCGTCAGCGTCAACGGATTAACTTTTGCGCCTTTGTTGATGATTCTAATAAAAGGCTCGGCGGTGTAATTTTCAGGATTATAGACTTCGATTTCTGCGTTTTGTGTCGAAGTTAATTTCGGTCTGATAATCTCCTGTCCCAAGTCACTGTACCAATACGGTATTCGACTAAAATTTATTGTTGTTGACAAACAAAGAGGTGCAACCTCTTCTATTGGCTCAATCCCCGTACAAATTGCTTTTGAATAATAACCGGGGTTGTATGAATCCCTAAAGATTTTATATTCGCCGTCCCAAGCCGTTAGCCATTCTGCAAATACTCTTACAAGCTCAGCGTTACTTTCGTTAGGCACAATGTATGGATAACTGTTGACCTCGAACTGCATTTCGACATTGTTAAAAACACCATTGTCGGAAATCACTCCGCCGTTTTTGCCATATACAGAGGTGAAATCAAAATTACGCTTTGCAATTTGATATTTGGGAGGTGTAGCTATAAAAAAGCCTAATGTCCTTAAATCGGTGCCGTTGTATGTAAAACTATGCCTCATCTTTAACCTCCCCATTTTGCCGCTTCACCGTCAAGCGTTTGCACAATTGCAGTCGATACACGGCGATTAAAATCATCAACATCCATATCATTATTGATATTGACATCGCCTGTAAATTGAATCTCAATCGTAGGTGAATTTGTAACAACTTTCAACATTTGACCGTTTACTGTCGCATTTTGGCTTTGCGTGCGAATGTCTGCAAATTTATCGTTCACCGCTCCAATTGGATTACCCTCAACCGCTGACAAGGCTCTTGAAGTTAAAGACCTTACTGTTTTTTGCGTTTCGGCAATTTCATCGGCGATTCCAAGACGATAGCCCTCGCCGAAGTAAGCTCCAAGTTTTCTCGTCTTTTTTGATGGTGAATGTGAATCCTGTGCATTCGCAAGAGAAATAAGACCTGTTTCGGCAAGTTCTCTTGCCTGCCTGTTCGTTTCGGCATGAAGGCTTCCTGTAGGTCCGCCCTCGCTCAAGCCTTTAATATAACCCTGAGTAAAATCCTTACCTTTTTGATAACCCTTGTTATAACTCTCTGAAAGACTGTTTTCGGCTTTGCCAAGAACCTTTTTGCCTGATTTATCAACTTTTTCGAGGGCATCTTCGTTTTTCATGCCGTCACTTACGCCCTCTGTGCCGTTTTTACCGGCAGTTTCGCCGTTGCCTTCAAGTTTATTGAGTTCACCGGTTGCTTTATCGACAAGCTCTTTTGCGTTATCAACCATTTTTTGTGTTACACCCGGCTGATTTTCGTCCATTGCAGTCTTTAGCAACTCATAGTTTGCGGCAAAGTTCGCAAGCTGATTTTCAAGGCTTTCTCTTGAACCTGTTTCAGCATCAATAAAACCGTTTTTGATTTTCTGCTGTTGTGCGTTGATTTCGTCAGCTTTACCCGTGGCGATTGCGGCAACCGTGCCGTACATATCGTTGTACTTAGCAAGCTCGATTTCTGCTCTTTCCTGCAATTTTTCGGCTTCTTCGACTTGGTCTTTTGTGACACCTTCAACACCGTCCTTGTATGCCGTTCTTAGATTCTCAGCATTTGTCCTAAAATCATTGACCTGCTGTTCAAGAGCGTCTTTGTTACCAGTTGTATAAGTAACAATGTTATTAGACAAGTCCGACATTGCGGCTTTAATTTCTTCGGTGTTGCCTTTAGCGTTTGCCGCTGTGAGATTCTCATAATTTTGTATTGTGGTGTTATAATCAACTACTTTTTTCTGATATTCTTTATACTTGCCATCTGCTTTGTCAAACTCTATTTGTTTAGCCTTTAAATTGTTTTTAGCTTCATTTTGCGCCTCGCTGTAAGCTCTTCCGACGGATTTTGATAAATCTTCAAAATGTTTATACATATTTTCGCCGTTTTGAAAATCTTTGAGTATTTTTTGGTAATATTGCTGAGATATTTTGCCGTTTTCAAAACCCCAGCCTGCATATTTCAAAGCCGTTTGACCTGGCGAAAGTCCAGTGACACTCATTTGTGTAACTTTTGCCTTAGCTAAACCTACATCTTTTTGTGCACTTTTTTTTGCTACATAACCATTTGTAACATCATTTTTTGCGCTTTTTAAGCCTGACACAGCAGTTTGATAGGGCTCTTCAAGTGCCGACAACATTGCAAGCGCTTTTTTTGATTCAAGTGCCTCATCAATTGAGCCTTTAAGGTCTTTATAGGACTGAATAACATTGCCGTTCCAAGTGATTTCATCGCCTGTAACTCGGCTCAATTCATTGGTAATAAATTTTGCTCTATCCTCGTAGCCTTTTTTGACTTTGCCGTTTTGATTTACAATGCCTTGCAATTCGCCCCACAAATCGTCATAATATTGAAATTCACTTTCAACCTCTGATACCGCATCTTTTTTGCTCTGCACATATTCATCGTTGGCATCTTTCAGCTCTTTGATTTCTTCTTTTGCTTTTTCCTGAGCTTCGTTAAGTTCTTCTTGGGATTGTTTTGCACTGTCGTTAGCCTCTGAAAATGCCCAAATTTCGCCTATAGCACCAACAACTAAACCTGCAACTAATCCCCACAAATTTGCTTTTTGAGCAGTGTTAAGTCCCTCTTGTGAGATTTTAGCGGCATCTGTTGCCGCTTTCAAAGACTTGTAAGCTCCCCACAGATTTTTGATTTCTGTAACTATTTTAGTGGCCTTTTTACCCGACCAAATAGCAGTAGTTAAAACACCAATCTGTTTTAGCGTTGGAATAATATCATCTGTATGCTTGCTCGTAAATTTACAAAGTTTTTTAACTTCCGGAAACAGCGATTTGCCGATAGGATTAATGACATCGGTTTGCACCGTTCTGCCAAGGCTTGCCCAATCAGCTTCAACATCATCATATTTGATGTCTTTAATCTTTTTCATGGTATTTTTTGCCTTGTCAGCGGAGCCATTAACTTTCATTAAGGCTTTTACGCCGTCAATTCCCAAATCTTCCCACATCGTACCGAAAAGGTCAACGCCTGCCTGATTCTGCTTGACCTTATCGTCCATCTCAAAAAGAGCCTTTAAGACTTCTGATGTTGCTGATTTTGCGCTGTCTCCGCCTTTTGCAAATCTTGCCTGCAAATCCTCAATACTACCTTTTGCGCCTTTGCCTGCTGATTCGAGATTTGCAAGATTTTCTTTAGCAGTTTTTAGCGCCTCTGAATATTGTTCAATTTTATCGGCATTCTTTTGCTTTGTTAATTCGCTCGTCGAATTGTTAAAGCCTTTTTGCTCCTCTTTTGCATAGTAAAGATTTTTTTCGAGCTTTGCGACTTCATCCTTGGCTTTTTTAATGTCATCAGCCGAGGCTTTTGCGCCGTAGCCGAGAAGAGCAAATCCCTCCTGCGTACTCGAGGCTGTGTCCTTAGAGCGGATGCCAAATTCTTTCATTGCATCGCCGAGCTTGTCGATACTGAAAGTACCTGCTTTAGAGCCATTTTCAAGCGAATTAAAAAATTCATTTGCATCATAGCCGAGTTGCTTATAATGTACGGAATATTCGTTGATTGTGTCGAGCAAATCGCCGTTTTTATTCAGACCTTTTTGGCTGCCCTGAGCAATAAGATTAAACGCTTCATCGCCTGTTACACCGAACTGTTCCATAAGCATGTTCGCCGCTCTTAGCGTTTCGACGAAGTCATAATCATAGGCATCTCTTAAAGTAAAGAGATTTTCGGTCATATCTTTAAGCTTGCTTGGATTGGTCTCGTTCGTTGTCTGCTTAATTAAAGCAAGAACATTCGCAACTTCTTCCTGAGATTCGCCGAAATTTCCTTTGTAAACATCTTCAAGGACATCTTTGTACTTTGTCATCTCCTCGGCGGTCAAGCCTGCTTGTGCCTGCAAAGAGTTTAGCGCCTTTTGTTCGCCGTTTGCACTTACAATTGCACCTGTAACAGCTCCGCCAATTGCCGTTGCTGTAGCAGTAGCTTCTTTTAAGGCATCACCAACAGCGGATCTAAGTTCATCGGCTGATGATTTAACACCGTCCATTTCCTTTTTGATTTTTGACAAATCGGTGTTGTTGGACTTCGTTTCAAGCCCCTTAAAACTATCGCCTGCTTTATCAACGCTTGTTTCGGTTTTTGACATCTCACTTCGGGCAGATTCGAGGTTTATTGCATTTGCTTTTTCCTCGGTTTCCGCAAGCTGTTTAGTGAAAGTTTCAAGTTTGCTTTTCGCTTTTTCAACTTCACGCTGATAAGCTCTGTACTGTTCGGTTGAGATTTCGCCGTTTTTTGCC